GTAATGCAGACTTTCAAACAATGAAAGGAAGCCTTGAGAACACGCTCAAGGCATTAGATACATCATTCAAGAACCTAAGCGAAGCGTTAGGCACAGCGTTTGGACCAACGGTTGTCATTACTGTGCAAGATATAACCAAAGCGGTTAATGGCTTTGCCGATTTTATGGCAACAGTGCCGCAACCCGTGATGAACACGGCGGGGGAATTGGTCAAGTTAATTGCTCAAATGTTACTGCTGCAAAAAGCAATTCAAGCAATCATTGCATTGCGCGCTGCATTTATTGGCGCAATGGCTAGCATGACTGGCGCAACTGTTGCAAGTGGTACTGCCGCAACAGCAAGTGCTAGCGCATTTGCAATGTACACAAACAATACACGGGCATTGCAAGCGCAAGCAGCAACCGCAACACCTGTATTAGTTGGCCTAAGAAATGTCCTGTCAACTATAGCGGCAATCGGAGTTATTACAGTTGCAGTAAATATTGCTATATCGGGCTTTCAAAGTCTTCTTGCCGCCAACGCAGAGCTTGACAAATTACGCGGGCGCAAAGCGGCAGGCGGGGCTGCGGCAATGTTTGCCGGGTCATCAAAAGAAGAAGTATCTAGGCAGCAAGCAATTGCGCGCAAAACGCTAGAGCATGAGCAAAAAATTCTTAAAGGATTGCAATCGCCAGGGTCACGTGTTGCCCAATTTGTTAACTTAGGCGGCGTGCTTGAAGGCCTTGGCGTGCCAAGCATTCAAAGTGCAAGCAGGCGTGAAATGCAAGCAAAAGCACGGATAGGCTCAGCTCAGGCGGTTTTGGGCCTGAATGCCAATAGGTTCCCAAGCGCCACGCCAGCACCAGTCTCCAACGCCACGGGCACGCCTGTGGGCGCCACAGCGGACGGCAGCGGCAAAGGTCGTGGTGGCAAATCAGACGCAGAAAAGTCGGCCGAAAAAGCAGCGCGTGAAGCGGAAAAATTACGGCAAGAACTTGAACGATCGCTGGAAGTTGGCGATCAACTTGGCACGCAATTTAGTCGCCAAGCAGCGTTGCTGTTTGAGGGATCAGAAATTGAACGCAAGCGCCTGCAAATTCAATTTGATTTCCAGGACCGCGCCAAGCAAATTGCAGAGCTAAAAAACGCCGAACAGCAAACAAACCTTAATCAACTTAATACAGAAATCCAACGGCTTGAGCTAATTGATCTGCAAACCGAAGCGCTGAAGAAACAGGCAGAGGAAGCCGAAAAACTTTTCAAAGCAGCTTTTGATGCAGCCGAGTTTGGTATTGATGGTGAAGGCACTGTTGCATCTGGTTTGACTGATGCTATTAGCAAACTAAAAGAAGAGCTTAATCCGATTAAGCTTGCAACCGACACAATCGTCAATGGCGCAACTGCTATCGGAGAGGCATTTAGCACTGCATTTGGCGAGGTCATTACTGGCGCAAAGTCAACGCAAGAGGCGCTGGCTGATGCTTTTAAGAGTATCGGTCAAGCGTTCATCAGCATGGCACTTGAAATCATTGCCAAACAGATGACGCTAATCATTTTGCAGACAATCCTCAATGCTTTGAGCGGCGGTGGTAGCGCAATGGGCACTGCCAACAAAAACCTTTCAGGTACTGGCGCGTTATCAACCACAAAACTGTTCCCGACAGGTGCATTTGCAGAAGGCGGCTTCGTCACCGGACCAACCAACGCCCTTATCGGCGAAGGCGGCGAGCCCGAGTACGTCATCCCCGCCAGCAAGATGCGCACCGCAATGGGTCGCTACACCGCTGGCGCCCGTGGTTCCAGCGTTATTCCCGGCAACGGCGGCGAGCCTACTGCAGCAGGCGGTGGTGTTGCCACAATGGCGCCGATCGACGTGCGATACAGCATCGAACGCATCAACAACGTGGATTACGTCACCGCCGATCAGTTCCAACGCGGCATGGCACAGGCTGCTCAGCAAGGCGCTATCCAAGGCGAACGCCGCGCCATGCGTAGCCTTAAAAACAGCGCCGCCACACGTAGAGGAGTCGGCATCTAATGGAATACGCCTACGGCCACCTGCTCGATATTGGCCCCAGCGGCCAAGCAGCCCAATACCGCTTCCAGAACTACGCGATCAACCAGAACGTAAACGGGTACTTGTTTCTGCCGTTCAGCTTTGGTGGAGCGGTAGCCACACTCCAAGGCGACAACCTTGATGCGGCACTCCAGTTTGCAAACACAAAAATGGCTAGCGCGTGGATTGTTGACGCCCTCGATAACCTGTGGGTTGCCAAGGTCACCACGGTGCTCTGGGAACCCTCCACTGGAGCAGTCCAGCGCACCCTTTACACCTATTGGGGCACCTGTTCCAGTGGCGGCTGGGATGAGGTCAACATCCAAGTCAGTCTGAATTCCGTGCTTGACGCTGTGCAAGCCAACATCCCTGGCCGCAGGCTGCACCGCTGGCAAGTGGGTAGTATCCCGTTCACCGCTCAGATCAGTGTGTGAGCACCTGATTGGCCGACGCTACGAGTACGGCGGCGACGACTGCATCCACCTCGTCATCGACGCCCTCAAAGCACTAGGCAAAAACCCGCCAGACGTTGCCGACGACTGGTACAAACTCAGCCCACGCGGCATCCTGCGTGAACTGGCGTTGTACTGCGACACCATAGACGTGCCCGCCTACGATGGTGACATCATTCTGTTCGGCGCCAAGCCACCTGAATTCGGAGTCCAATGGCAGAGTGGCATCCTATTCATAAACCCCTTAATTTCCGCAGTGGACTGGAAACCGGTGGGCAGTCTTATGATCCGCCGCTCCTACCGTATGAAATTGCGCTAATTGAAGCGCTTGGTTGCAGCGAATATGAGTATAAAACTTTTGTCCGTTATGCCGTACAGCGCACATATGTGCGCCCTGCTGAATACGAGCACATACCTGATATCCAGGCAATTCTTCCTGCTGTAGGTTTTGGCGCTGCTGCGGTATTTGGCGGGAGTGCAGCAGCCAAAAGTGCAGCAGCAATTATTGCAACTAACATTGCAATCGGCTTAGCGCTTACAGCAGTAAGTCTTTTGCTAGCACCAAAAGCTCCAGCTCTTGAAACACCCGCCAAAATTCGCGGCAAAAAGCTTGCTGATCAGATTGGCCCCACTCGTTTCAATCAAGCAACAAGCTTCGATAACGTCAGCAGCCTCGCCGAATACGGCCAGCCAATCCCCATCCCGTTTGGCAAGCGAGGCACTGGCGCTGACGGCGCTTTAACCGGCGGTCTGATTCTTGCGCCTGCACTGGTGTGGAGCCGCATCTACAGCTACGGCAGTTACCAAGCGTTTGAAGGCATCTACGTCGCTGGCGAGTACGGCAGTGAGGCCCCCCAACTTGGCGGCATCCGCGTTGGCACCACAGCGCTGAACAGCCTCGGCAACCGCGACTATGCAGTGTTCTGGTCAAGCCAGTTAGGCGAAAATAGACCAAGGACAGCACGCTTAGTCGCTGGCACCCACATAGAAGGGGACGGCACCACCGGCACCGTTGGCCGCCAGATTTTTACCGCTCCAACCGAGGACGGACAGTTCAGCCAGGGATTTTCCATGGCTTACACCCCTCAAGCGGATACGTCGTTTGGAACAGCTGAGCCAATCCACAACGGCACGGCCTTCCGCTTCAACTGGGAAATCATCTCGGCGCCTTATGCAGCAACTGAAGGCCCGGACAATAAAGACGCACGCCTAGAAACTCAAGCCCGCCGCCGCAAGATCGCTGGTTCCGATGCTGATGTTCTGCATCGCTACGCCGATCAACCCAAAGAAGACATTCTACAGGTCGGTATGCCAGGTGTGGGACGTGCCTACTCCCGCCGCATGGGGTTTGTTGCACACAGCGGCACTAATGGCGGTGCTGACGTAGAAAATCGCACGATCGTATCAGTAGCCGAAAACGATACCTTAACATTCGAAATCAATGGTAATAACTGGAAAGACTTTAATCAAGATGATTTCAAGGACACAGAGGTTAATGTCAAAGACTTGAAGGCTTCTGCTGATTCTTGGAGAGCAAGGGCTTCTGATTTGTTGGCCATAGGCTCTAAATGGATTATCGGCGCTTCGGTGTGGGTTGTTGAAAGCAGAAGCCCCGCCACTTGGACACAGTTTCAAACCCAACGCATTACATTTAAATGCACCGCAATTACCGGCGTAGCAACTGTCGGGCTGGCTGGCAGAAGAACAGTAGAAGAACCACTCGGCGGCTACGAAGGTAGTGTCTTTAACCCCAACAAACACTGCGGCGCAGCTTTCTTCAACATCTGCCGTCTGCATATGGCAAGCATCCGTCCCGTGCGACGCGATGCCCAAGTCATCGAAATTGGACTCCGTAGCCAAGTCTGGAACCGCGCCAACGGCCTGTGCAACTTCAACGCAATTCCTACGCCTTTCAAACTGCACCAACTCGATAAACAGGACATTACGCTCACAACGCCTCGAATGGATAAGTACTTCGAGCGCACATCGTGCTTTTCTATTTGGGTACGCCCAGTTGAGGTTTATGGCCAAGCCCAGCAGCCTTGGCGCAGGATGCCGCAAGTTTTCTGCGTTACTGGTAATGCCCCGGTCGATCAGTACAACTACATCCGTATTCGTCCTAAGCAAATTGGATACTACGAGTACCGATTTATTCCGCGCACGGGATCGGATATTGCAATCAACAGCATAGATACAAATAGAGTTATCCGATTAAATGCGAATACTGGCAGCATCTTAGGAATAGACTTAGACACAGACTATGGCGGTTTTAGAGTCACAACTAACGGCGATGACACTATAACTATTGCTGACATTCGCTTGAACGACGAACTTGTAACAGATCCACAAGAAGGCAGCAGTGTAACCACCACTCAAACAACTATTCCATCAGCACTATCGCAGTACGACACCACATCCAGCAATGGCAGCGTACAACAGATTACTAATGCGTGGCTCACTGCTGTACTGGGCTATGCACGTGACAATGCGGGTAACGAAAACAGTGCTGACATAACAATCGACAAGCCCAACGTCGGGCAAATTGTGTTCACTGTCAAAGCTACGTCCGTAGCCGGCGTACTGGGCTCTACTATTGGAAATGTATACTTAGCTACAAACAAAGGAAGCACGTATATATGGAGCGGCATGTCTTTCACGGTAAAGTCCGCGAATGGAACATGGAATACATCGCACAAATTTACGGTGGTTGTAAATGTTGATAACGATTTTTCAAAAGTAGGCGGCTACTCGGAGGTCAACGTTGCCTTTGCTGTTACTGCTGTTCAAGCTGTATCGACAGTTAACAGCTCCACAGTCAGCAGCGCCGAGCGCGTATTTGAAGAAAACTCACAGGTCTCAGACTGCAGCCATTATCTGGAGCTGACCAAGTCCAACGAGAGCGGACCCGAGCATCAGATCGTTTACGTCAACGAGTGCATTTCCAACGAAACACTCGCCGAGTACTACGGCATGTCCACACTGGGATTTACTGTTAAATCCAGCGGTCAACTTGGCGGCATCGGTCAAATC